TTATTCCTCACTTTCGCAAATAATTTTTTTGTTTTCAAACTTTTTGTATGCGTCAAGATACATTTCGTTTTTATCGCCGTTGTATGTACATTCGTAGTACATACCGTCGTGTAATGTTGTGCTGATAAGGCATTTGTGGTTTTGCAAAGTCTTACACGACCACACTACAAAAGTGTCAAAATCAGGTGTATCATCTGACTTATCTATGTGATTTAACACATACTTGTTTACCTCAGATGTTGCAAACTTAATAAAATTTGCATTTGTCATAACTATTCCTCGCTTTCATCTGTTTTTACTTCGACTGTTGTCTTTAATCTCTTGACGACTGATACCAAAAATTTCGGCAATGGAATACCGATTTCCGAAAGATTTTCTAAGATTGAAATCAACTCGTTGATGATAAACCAAATCGTAACAATCATGCCGATGCAGTAGTTAATCCGCAGGTCGATTCCGCAGTTGACAAGTGCCGAGCTGATGAGATAGTCGGCAACAATACCGACCGCTACGGCTACGATATAGCCTACCTTTTTGATAATGCCTGTTACACCGACACGGCTGTTAAGCGTGTGGCTGATGTATGCCTGTGCCATTCCTGTGATGTAGTCGATAATCATTACCGCAATCATCACCGCAAACGGCACAAGTAAGATGTTAAGATATGCGACAATAGCACCGCATACCGTGGCAAATAATGCCTGTAAAATGTTTTCTTTCATTGTTTACACCTCGCTTTCTGTCGTCGGCTCGTCAACGGTTGGATTATCGCCCCAAACCGCCATAACGGCGTTGTAATATTCGTCTGACAGCACCGTTTTAAGCTGTTCTCTGCCTGATTTGCTGTTCATGTAGGCATTGCGGATGTTGCCGCCCACCTGCATTTCTTCACCGTTAAAGGTTAAAAACTGCTGTCTGAGTACCGACACGCTGTCCTTTGTGAGCATATCAAGTGTAATTTTTTCTTTAAGTTCCATAATTTTTACCTCCGTTATTTAATTTTGTACAAGCAAATCACATTAATTTGCTCGCCGTCTGCGAATGTATATACGGTCTTATCCTGAGTCGAAAACTGTAGCCAAGTGTTATTTTTCGGAATGGCAAATTTAAAGAGTTTGCCAAGGTTTGAAATACCGACACAAAAAACATTGTCCTCGGAAATACATTTGTACGGCAAATCAATCAGCAGACACATGCTATTGCCACCAAGAGATACTGCGTTCATTTTGACCGTTGCACTGACGATTACGATGTCACCAATCGTCTTATATGTACAGTTTGCACTTTTGATTTTATCGGTGACGGTTGAATACGGTGTGAGTGTTGATGTACCGCTTTCAATATTTGACGAATCGTATTTAGTCGCCAAGGCGGTTTTATCTGCTTTAACAAGCAGAGCGCTGTAAACCGTACCGCTCGTGAGATAGCACGGGCTGTTATTTTTTGGTTCGCTGTCAAACGGCATTGAATTGAGCTTTCGGGCAATACTCTTGTCTGTTTTATCAAGCCTTGCTCCGAGTGAATTTTGACCGCCTCTTGCTGTGGTTATTTCGGTTTCAAGTGCAATTGCTCCGTCTGTTGCCCGTTCAATCCCCTCGTCCATATGGTTGAGGTTGTCGGCATTGAGGGGCGGAGCAGAGCCGTTCACAAAGACAATTTTATTGTATTTGTTCATTTTCTTTTACTTCCTTTCCTAATCGTTTTTCGCCCTTTGATGTGAGGGCAGTTATAAAACCGTCCATTTTCTTGTTGAACACAAATGTTTCGATTGTCGGCAAATCTTCAAACGGAGTTTTAATTGTGTACTTATCGCCTGCCTCAAGCCACCAATACGAAAACAGCTTAATTTTTGTCGGGCGATATTTATATACATCACCAAAAAAATTAACAGAATTATATTTTGTGCCGATATCACTTGCTGTTGTTCTGCACCTCATCAAAATGTTATCGGAAACATACCACGAAAAATCGTTACTGTTGCCATACAAAAACGCTTTTTTATCAGCAAACTTAGCACTATACATACGGATAGGCTCAAGTTCGTAATCTTCAAAGGATAAATCTTTGTACGAATCGATTGTTTCAACGGAAGATTGAGAATACAGCCTTTTAAAACGCATTTTTCCGTCGGCATCTATAACGGCAAAGCTCAAAGTTAATTCTGCATAAGCTTGGATTAAATCTGACAAGGTAATGTCCTTTATAACCTTTTCCACGCAGGTATCATCAAATTTCAGCGGTACACTAAAAACAGATAAGCTCGGCGGTGAAACCCCTGTAATTGCATAATCTTTGGCAAATTCTGCGATTATTGAATAAAAGCTCTTAAAATTATCGTCTTTTTGATAGTGCGCATAACCATAAGCAAAACTGCCGTCCTCGTTCTCTTTGCCTGCAAACCACAAAGACATATCCACCTTTGACATATCATAAAAAGCGTCATAGGCTGTGATTTTGACGATGTTACGCTGTTTTTTATCTCTTTGAGCCGACTGAATTTTACCGTAGAAAACAGGACATTCAACCGTTCCTGTTTCGGCAGGACAAATAAGAGTATTTGACGGGTACAAATCATCTGACGGATACAACTCTGATTCAAGATATGTTGCCATTATGATGACCTGTACTGTCTTTCCTATCAAAGCCGAGCAATCATAATCAATGAGTTTCACGCTCATTTCAGAGGCTATGCAACCGCCGAATTTCAATTCTTTTTCAACAATTTCATTTTCAAGCGAAAAGCTGTCAAGCACGATACTTTCACCTGTTATATCCTCAAAACTGCCGTCGGGGGAATGCAGGGCAACGGTGTTGTAAAGTGTGTTTGTTTTCAGCTTATCAGCAATTTCTTTAGATACAAGCATTTTTAAGAATCACCCCTTAATACTCAATCAGCTCAACCGTAATCGGCTGATAGGTTATATCATTCTTTTCGGCATTCATTACGGTATATTCAATATCAGGAATATAAAAATAAGAGGTGTAATAGCTGTTCGTTTCATCGTTCCAATAAGTTACCCTGCACTTTCTCTGTAACTTATTCGCCATTGAGAGGTTGATAATCGACTGAAAATCAATCTTTTCGTCAAGATGAAGAATGTGAGTTGAAAACGAAATTTTTGTTTTGTAATTTGGCAGCGTTGCCCTTTGAAGCGTACCGTTCTGATCTCGTTCCGCAGAAGTTTCAAGTCGCTGATTCGGAGTTGATGAAAATGCGGTAATGTACTTATTCGGCATTATGTTGTTTCCGAATTTAAGCAAATAGCCGTTATAATTTGACATATCATTTCCCCCTTTATGCAAATGCGGATTTACCGTTGTGTCTGCGTCTGTAAAGCTCATCCTGTCTTATCATTTCTTCAAAAAGCGTTGAACCCTCAAGTTCTGCCGTAAACAAATAAGTGTTGCCGCCGTTATTGCGGAAGATAATGAACATTTCATAAATGCGTTTAAGCAGGTCAAGAATTTGTGTGAGAATCACGGTATCCTGACCGCCCGAATTGTCGAGCATACCCTGTAACTTGTTAAGAGGGGAAATAACCTCAGGGTTACCGCTGTTAGCGCCTGCGTTGTCTCCGACAACCGCAAGTGTCGGAGCTTTAACAATACCGCCTTTTGCAAATTTTCGTGCCGGTGATTCCGTGGGTTCTTCAAATCTCGGAATGAGAGGCGGATTTTCAGGCATTGAAAAGCTCCAATCCTGTCCAAAAGCCGCTCCGATAATACCGGCAATTCCGCCGATTGAATTAACAACGCCCGAAACAAAGTTATAAATACCCGTCCACAACGCATTTATGCCGTCAATGATTGCGTTTATAATGAACTTAAACACGGCGCAAATGCCGTCCCAAATGCCTTTGAAGAAGTCGTAGATACCCTGCCATGCTTTTTTCCAATTGCCTGAGAAAACACCTGTAATGAAGTCAATAAGACCGCCGAATGTTTTCTGTATAGAGGTAACCAACCCACCAATAAATGTAAACACATTATCAAACACCCTTTTTACGGCATTGAAAACATTCTGAAATATAGGTCCCCAAAAGCTGACAAGCCAGTTTACAAACGGTGACAGGAAGTTATTCCACACGGTTGAAACACAGTCTGCAACCTTGCCGAAGAAGTTTATTGCACCCTCAAAAACAGGCTTCAGCCAGTTTTCCCAAGCTGACTTTACTATTGCTACGATAAAATCCCACGCAGGCTTAATCCATTGATTGTAAACATTCATCAGGGTTGTGCCGATATTGGTAAACATATTGCAGACATTCTGAAAAATCTGCTGTCCGTTGCCGTTCCACCATTCGCTGATAATTGTTCCGATATCTCCGAAAATCTGACCGATAAAGTCAAACACATCTGCAAACTGCAATTGTAAATTTTCAAGAAATTCTGTGATTGTTGCACCGTCATTTTCAGTCCATTCAACAAGGCTTTCGGTTGCAGTTGAAAACGCACCCGAAACAACTTCGCCGACTGAGCCCGCAAAGGTTGTAAGACCGCTTAAAAGATTGGAAATTGATTCTTCCATTTGAGGGCGAACATTGTCAATTGCATTGCCTGCAAGTGTACCGAAATTATCAAAAAAGATTGAAAGGTTGTTATAGCCGTTTGTAAGATTGTTGCCTATGGTGTCTATAAAGCCGATAATCTTTTCCCTGTCTTTTGAAATCCACTTTGCAACACCGCCTGAAATGGTCTGAAACGACTTTCCGCCGATTGTCGCAACCGCTCCGAATGCGGAGCCAATTGCCCCGAGTTTTGCGGAACCGACCTTTTGCATTGTGCCGAATGCCTTTTGAACTATGGGAACAGCATTATTAAAAACGGTCTTGCAGTTCTTGCCTATAGCTGACCAATCAACCTTGTTAATACCTTTCTGTACACTCTCGACAAAGCCTTTGAATCCGCTTTTTTCGTATAGATTTTTGAATGCCCCCGAAAGGTTTTTGCTTGTGTCCTTGACAACATTCTTTGCAACAGCTCCGCCTGATGAACCGCCTGAAGAGCTTTTTGGTAAGGAGGTGTCTGACTTTGAAGATGAGCTGTCAGAGCTTGAAAGCACATTCAGCTTGTCAAAGCCCGCAACACTTCTCTTTGCCTTTTCAGAACTTTTCTGAACATTATCAAGTGACTTTGAACTGTCATCTGCCGTATCCGTAAGGCTTTTGGCAGAATCGGACGCAGATTTGATATTGCTTGCGGTGTTGTTGCCTGTATCCCAGCCGAAGACCTTTGAAAGCGATTCAACCGCACCTTTGGCATATTCCGTTAAAGTCGCAAGTGCGGAACTCAACCGCTTTACAACCTGAGTTGCCACCTGTAAAATAGGCTGACCGACTACGGCAAGGAGCTGTTTCCAACTTTCTCTGAGGTTGCCCGTTACATTCTCCCAACCGTCTGCTTCACGGCTTGCCTGTCCCATAGCACCCGAAAGCTGATTAGCGTCCTTGACCATTTGCAAAAGCGTGAGCTGTTTCTGCGATTCCGACAAATCCGTAAATGACTTGCCATACAGCTTATTAGCCGCCGCATTTCGTGTGGTTTCAGTACAGGACAAACCGAGTGCGGCATCATTTTCAAAGTTGCCTTTCAAGAACGATTTCAGGCTTTCTGCAGTATCTTCAAGCGAACGGTCGTAATATGCGGCGCTGTCGGCTGTTACCTGTAAAGCCTCCTGCATCATTCCCAAAGCACTTGAACTGTCCATACCCGTAGTTTTTGCAAAGGCATAAATGCTTGTGCCGACACCCTGTAATCGGGTTTCAAGAATACCGCTTTGATCGGCAACGCTCTGAATGGCTGATTCTGCCTGCGACTGCATTGTACCGAATGTCTGCTCAAACTGCGAATTTGCCGCATTGACTTCCGCAGCCGATTCAATGCACTGCTGACCGAACTCCTTGATTTTTGCAACAGAAAAAGCGGCAACCACAGCCGCACCGATTTTCTTAAACGAAGATGAAACCGAATTGCTTAACTGCTCACCGCTGCCTTTGATATTTGAAAACTCTTTCTCGGTTTTCTGAGAAACACCCTCCGCAACCTTAGAAAAGGACTGTTTCATATCCGTGCTTACATTTTCAAAATCTTTTGAAAGACTTGAAAATGCCGAATCAAACTTTTTTGTAATTGAATCGGAAATCTTATGCAATGTTTTGGAAATATCATCACCCGTAAGCCTGACATCAAGCTCAATTTCACCCGCCTTTGTCGCCATATTCACCACTTCCTTTCATTTTAGATTCTTTAAAAACAGGCATAAAAACAGCGCACACCGTTATGATGTACGCTAATAAAATTTTTGCAAAAGAACAGCCACCCCATTTGGAGTGGCTTTTTGTTTTATTTGTTGAGTTCGTAGTATTTGATGTCGATTTTCGGAAGTGACACATTGTTGCCCATTACGGTTTCATATGTATAGTCGCCGTCACAAGTTCCCCAGAATGTGATTACATCATCTTCAAGGAGTTTGTCCGCACCGTCAGGAATTTCTACAGTTGCGTAGATTGTATCAGTCCACAATGGTTCATCAAGATACTCATTTTCTTCTTTGGTTATATTGATTCTCAGGTCAACCGAATCGCCCCAGCCTTCCTGAACCTGAATAATCTGACCTTCAAACTTGTAGTCATTACCTTTGTACTTGTCAGGGTTTCTTGAAAGAGTTTTAAAGTCGATTGTTTTGCAACCGTCTTTAAATTCTTTTTCAACCTTCTTCGGGTCTTTAGTAGGCTTTTCTGTTGCAACTTCTTTTGTGGTCGGTGCTTCTGTCGCTTTTTCAGTTGCTTTTTCTGAACTCTGATTTGCAACAGTAGTTTCCTGCTTTGATTTGTTTGAACCGCTGTTACCGTTAATTGCACCGTTTACACCGCCAACAATCATAATAGCAACAACGATAATAACCCAAAAATACCAACGCTTGTAAATTTTCTTCTTCGCATTTGCAGGATTTACGGTTGCCGAGGTTGAATCGTTTCCGCCAAAGCCTGCACCGCACTTGTCGCAAAATTTTGCATCGTCCTTTAATTCGTTTCCGCAATGTGGACATTTCATAAACATACACTCTCCTTAATAAATTTGTTAGTGTATGTTACATTTTATCACTATATATTAACATTGTCAAGAATTTTGTAGATACAGCGAAATTTATGTACAAATTTACAGATTAGCAAAAAAGTTTTGAAATTCTGCAAGAACGGTGTTCATATCTTCGTCTGAATAGTGCTTTACATTCCTTGACCGCCATTTGTTGCGGATTTTATGCTGTGACGAAGTAAAGTTTTTCAAGACTTCTTTGTCGGTTTCAAGGCGAATTTGAACCGTTCTTGCAAGCGGTGTTTCGGGTCCTAAGCCTTGCAGAAGTGAGCAGAACTCATTCCAACTCATTTTAGCAAAATCCTTTGAATAAATGCTGACCCCGTACTCCGAGCGAAAGCTTGACACGATTAAATCAAAGTCATCAATCAGGTCGTAGCCGGGGTCTGAGCTTCCCCCTCGTCAGTCAAATCGCCTGTTGCAATTTTGGCAGATTCGCTGATAAGGGCGTTGAAATCGTGCATATTCAGCTTTAACTTTTCAATCTTTTCTCTCTCGGATTCATCAAAAAGAAGATGATACATTTCGATAACATCTTTACTTTTACCGTTGCCGTCCTCAAAAAGTGCCGCAACTTTGAGCATTGAAACTGCGTCATTGTTGATTGCAAGGTCAACATTTTTAACTCTGACACTCGGCTTTTCCTCAAAATTAAGCTTGTCTGTAATATCAATTAACTTTGACATAATCGTTCATTCCTTTCATTTTTTAAGCGGCTGCTGTATATACCGGCTTGCCGTTTGACATAACTTCAAATTCAAGCGGAGCAACACCCGTACTTGCGCCTGCACCGTTTGATGTAACGGATACAACTGCATTTTTAAAGAGGACGGTTGCACCGTTGGGGAAGGTCCACATAAACGAAACTTCTGCCTTTCTGCCGTTTTCAAATGCAAGGGCGGCAATCTGGTCATTGCCTGCGTCACCGATTGTACGCTTGCCCTTTACCGAAATTGTGATTGACTTTGCTGTCATAAGCCTTGACTTCCAGCCCTCGTTTTCAAAGGCTGTCCATTCCTCGACACCGTTGTCAAATGCAACAGAAAATTCTTCGCAGTTAGCAATATTTGTCGTGGCGGATTCTGTTCCTGCCTTGCCAACCGCAAACTGATTTTCATAGCATGGGAATACTCCCGATTCAACTTTTGCCATAAAATTACTTCCTTTCGTAATAAAATTTAACTTCAATGACCTGCTCATACACACCCTTGTCGTCTGTTCCCACATCAACGGGTTCTTCCGTGAGCAGTTCGATTATATAGATTTTGTGTTCCTTAATTTCAACATTTTTAATGTCGTAAAGCGTTTCGTAAAGTCTGCGTGCAAACTCCTCGGTTTCTCTTGCGTTGTCGGTGTAATGGATAAGCAAAGACACGCTTATTGTATCGTAGGTGCTTTCACCGCCGATTGCCCTTGTGGGTGTTCCCGACTGCTTTAATGAATACACACCGATTGACCTGTCCTGCTTGTTGTCAAGCTTGCCGATGTAATAATGCTCGGCTGAGGTAACGCTTTTGAGCCAATCTCTGATGTCCGATAAGTAAATCAAAGTCCTGCTTCCTTTCTGTAAAATCTCACAAATGCCCGACTGCAAAAATTCTGCCGTGTACCGCCCTCAAGCCACGGAGCGAACCATTTACCGCCGGCGGCAATGTTTTCCTTACGGCTGAAATTATACTCGGGATGAAAATACAACCGCCTTGCATACGGAGTGCTTGACACAATTTTAACCGTGCCGTTCCAACTCTGCGCACAATCTTCAAAGGTATTTTCGTTCTGAAGATTACCCGTATCAAACGGCATTACCTGCGTGTTTTTCACCTGTTTAAGAAGTGCGTCACCTGTCTGTTCAAGAGCCTGTTGCTTTGCCTTGTCAAGCTGTTTTACAACAGGCATATTGAGTTTGATTTTTGATGATACCGAAAATCCCATTAAATCACATCCAATTCCGTAAAATTAACTGTACCGTCAGGGTTGCGGTGTTTTGTACCCTGTACGATGTTTCGTTTTACGCCGTCAAGGATTACAAAGCCACCGCTTAAAGTGGGGCTGTCGGGGGCAATATCGCCGTCAAAAAGCAAGACAGCCGACACCTGAACAATTTTCTGCTCTTTGGTATAGACCGTCTTTGCCTTTGACTGCACATTGCATACAGCATTGCCTCCGCAGCGGAGATTTGACGGATAAAGATTTTCGGAGGGATACAGATTTTTGCATTCAAACACGGTCAGGGGTGTTCCGTCTTCGGTAACACCCTCACCGTAGATTGTGACCTCGACAGGAGTTTTGCAGAACTGCTTTTTTACAAGTGACGGAAATTTCACGGTTTTCACGCACCTTTCAGATTGCAGGATAACAAAGTCCTGTTGATTTTAGCAACGCATAGAGGTCGGCAGGAATTGCCACTCCGCTGATGCACATTAAATTCCAGCTTGCGCCAAATTCCATTGATGTGCCGTTGATTGAATAGCTTTTCAGGTAGGAAGAAATCATATCGGCATTTTCTTCTTCAAAAGCAGTAAGTCTGCTATGCACTCTGCTGATGATTCTCTTCTGCATTTCCGAAAGTTTTTCAAAATCAATGCGGTTAAAAGTCAGAACATCAATGTGTTCGGCAGAGATAATGCTGTTTTCATCTCCGCCCTGATGTTCAATGTAATCGGCATACATTACGCAACCGCCGTTGTGTCAACATCGGCATAAATGCTGTCAATTTTGCCGTCCTTGCCGTTCGGGAATACGAATGTGTCGGAAAGTGAACGGTTCTGATAGAGCCAGCCGTCACCCTCTGTGTGTGAGCCGGGAGCAAAGAAGTAAATGCTTGAAATCTTCGGAACAGTCTTGCAGGTTTCACCGCAAGCAACAAGAACATTGATTTTGTGAGCGCCTGTTGCAGGCTCAAAACCGCCGTCATCGGGGTTAAAGTTGAAATTATCGTAGAAACGCTCATCGTCAATAACCTCGATGATAGGGCAACCGTCAATCTCGGTCACTCTTGTTTCAATGCCGATACCGCCCTCTGCAATCTGTGTAAGCTCAATCTTACGAGTGAACTCTGTTGACTGTTCAAGGCAGTCCATAATGTGAGATGTCACATAGGCAACAAGTGTGCCTCTTGCCTTGTATCTGCGGAGCTTGCCGGCAGAGAGAATTGTTTTGAGCTTTGAATAAGCGTTCTCCTTAGTCCACTCCGATGTCTTTGTTGAAGAATGGTAGCCGTCTGTTGCCTGAGCCTTTGCGGCAACCTTTGAGAAGAAAAGTGCATCGGTTTCGGGAGCAACCTGTGTCTGCTCAAACACCTTTGAAATATTCTCAACCTTTGCGGTTGCGTTAGTTTCGTCAACATCTGCCTTATCCACAAGGAACTCAATATCTCTGTCGTGCTCGCAAGTGAAAGGAACATCTGTCTGTGTATATTTGCCTTTGTTCCAACCGCCCTCTCTGCTGTGGTTCTTAAAGCCTGTTGTTGACATCTGTGTAAAGTGGAATGTTCTTGCACCCACCCACTTTACATTTGAAGTGATGAATGGTGAAGTAAGTGTGCCCTGCATAAGAATTTCGAGCAAATCCGGGCTGAACTGCTCTGCATAGTTATTTGTGTTTGCCATAGTTAAATTATCCTTTCTTAAATATTAAATCTGTTCCATTTCTTTGTCGGAACGCTTGAATTTGGCTTAGTACCGTCTGATGTACCGTTACCGTCACCGCCGATTTTCTTAACTCCTGTGCCGTTCTCGGCAGGTTTGCCCTTGAGTGCGGGGATATCGTCAAGCACCTTTTTAACAGCCTCTGTCAGCTTTTCCGCATTAACCTTGCCGTCTGTCACAGCCTTTGAAAAGTCTGCAATTTTAAGCACATACGGAACGGTTGCAATGTCAACGCCCTGTTTTACGGCTTCGAGGGTTGCCGACTGATTGACTTCTGCCATAAGTTTTGCGTTGTTTGCAGATTCAACTTCCGACTGCATTTTTGCAAAGTCGGGAGTGTTCTTGGCTTTCTGCTTTTTAAAAGCACCGATAGCCTCTTTCATCTCATCGGCTGACAACCCCTGCTCCTTAAAATATGACTTCAAAACGGTGTCCTCTGTCACGCTTTGTTTGCCTGTAATAAGGCTTGCGAGCTTGTCATAATCAAAGGCAGGAGCGTTTCCCTGTGGAGTTCCCTGCGATACAGGTGTCGGTTCATTGGGGGTTGGTGTTGGATTTGGTTCTGCCATTTTTTCATATCCTTTCAGTTTTTCGGGTGTCTCCCGTAATCAGTTTATAGAGTGTCTCTCTGTTTCAGTTTTGCACGGTGTCTCCCGTAGTTTAATGTCTTCGGACAATAAAAAAGCACCTTACATATTCGTAAAGTGCTTAATCTGCTTTTTCTGTTTTAACTGCTTTGGTTCTCGGCTTTTTGGGAGCGTCAGGCTTGACCTCTTCTGCAAAACCGCCGTCAATGAGTTCCTTTGCTCTCTGCTCGGAACATTCAAAAACTTCATTCACAGGTCGGGTTACATAACCGTTCTGCCTGTCATTAAATGCTGTTGTTACTCTGATTTTCATTCTGTCACCACCTTTCTAAACCGGTCGAAATCGACGGGTTTAACTGTTAATCTTTACTCTTAAATGTAATCGGCAAAATCTGTTTAGGCAGGAAGTTAATTTCATAACGGTATTTGTCCACTTCTGCACCGCTTATGTCCTCTACAACATACATAGTTTCATCATTAAGACCTATGATATGCTTTTTGTATTCACCCTTGCCCGTTTCGCAGACAACCTCAATTTGGTTATCGTCATTATCGACCTGTAATGAAAAAGCGGCAACAAGTTCAAATGACGGCTTATCGGTTCTTGTGTTAATAACCGTAAGCCTGCGTATCACATTGAAATTGTCTGCTTCCTGCGAAACATTGTACGATACCTGCGTTGCCTCGGTACAGCCCACAGTAACCAGTACGGTTGTTGCAATCATAACTACCATAAGTACAATTGCTAAAATTCTTTTTCTCATAGTATCAAACCTTTCTTTGATTAATAATAAAAAAGCACTCTGATTTCTCAAAGTGCTGATTTGATGTGTTAAATTTTGTTACGGCAAGTTGCAGGCAAGTTAAATAATGCCGTAAACAAGCCGTTTTCCTTACTCTGAACATATTCTCGGCAAGTTAAACAACAAAACCGCCCTTTTTACGGAGCGGTTAGCTTTTGTTTCTTTGTTTTTCAAGTTCTTTAATTATTTCGTCAAGACGTTTTGAAGCTTCTTCATTAGAACCATCTAAAACAGATTTGTTTATTTCTTCCATTCAAATAAACCTCCTTCTTGATGTTTACTTAAAAATTTATCAATAACCTTTCTGTATTCACTATCAGAACCTGTTTTTATCCTCTTTTTTCCCATTCGTTGTAACTCTGTTAAAAGTGATAGTCTGTCGTATCCTTTCAACTTTGTTAATACTTCAATGTTGCCATCGTTTTTCACAATAGTAAATGTTTTTATACTATCATTCTTAATAAATTCGATAATATCATTTAAAGAATAACTGCTGTTTCTCGGGTGATTGTGCATAACAAATAAATCTTTGCCTTGAAGTGCTGATCCAAAATCTATTTTTTCATCAGTTCCTTTAATAGGCTCTGTAATCATTTTGGACACATCATTTTTTAACACGAAGGCAACTTCTTTATTTTCATTTTGTTCTTTTGAAAATTTCAAAAGCTCCTTGTGTTGTTTTTGAATTTCCAAACACTGCTCTTCTGTATAACCTTCAATATCAACTTTAGGAATACGACTGATAGCTTTATCGGTTATCGGAGTAATAGGCTTTTTACTTTTCTCTTTTATTATACCACTTTTACCCGATTTTGCAACAGATTCAGCGGTGATTTTATTAACATTCCCTGCTTTTTTCGCCTTTTCTTCAAGCGTATTCGCCCTATCGTGCCACTCATCGGCTCGGGTTTGGGCAATGCGTTTATTGTCCTTATCAAGACTGTATTCGGCACGGCGGTCAAAGCGTTCTGCCTGTCGCTGTGCATACTGCTGTTTTTCCTCAATTCCTCGCTGACGATCAAGCTCTTTGATTTCATCTTCAGACAACGGTGCGTCCAAATCATCAAGTTCGGGATAATATGTACTTGTGCTGTCCTTACATCTCGGATGAAACAAACCGTTCTTGATTGCGGTTGAGAGAAGCGGATAGTTTCCGTCTGACTTTTTGCCGTTTGAATAAACATCGTCAACAAACACCTTGCCGATATATTTTGCACAATCGGGGCAACCGCCCTGTCTTGAGTTCACAACAACGAGGGATACTCCCCATTCGGCTCGCTTTTCGCCCTCGCCACGAAGATAGGCTCTTTTGTTGGCTGTTTTAACCGCCATATCTGCATAATCCGAGAGCGTGTGCCTTGCACCGTTTTTGTATTCCACACAATTAAGACCTGCGTTGAGCATATCTTTGCAGGCGATATCAACGGCTTTTTCGTATGTAACCGCACCCGTGTTCATTGCAACCTGTGCGTTAAAAATCGCCTTGCGGTACTTGTCGTTGCTCATACGCAAAACTGCCGTTTCTGCCCTTTTTAAATCGTCTGTGGTCGATTTTATGAGTGCGTCAAGTTTACGGTCATTCACCTTAAAAAACTCGGCTGTGCTGTGTGCTGACGGCTTTTTCGGGGCTTTGAAACCGTCCTTGACAGCTTCAAGAATTTCTGCCTCCTGACTTGCATTTCCGTCAGCTTTGGCGGTGCGAATCATCTCTTCAACCTTGCCGTTAATGGTTTTGAAACGCTTGCCAAATTTCTTTGCGTTGTGCTTACGGTACTCTTCAAGACTTTTGAGCTGTTCAGCCTGCCATTGTGTCCAATTGTAACCCTCTTTGGTTTCTTCGGCTCTGTGACGGCTGAAATTTCTCATCATGCTGTCAATCAGTTCATCTTCGATTTTTTCAAAGGCTTCTCTGATATTGTAATCACTCATTGTTTACCTGTGTATCATTCTGTTCGGGATTGCTTTCGGTTTTTTCTGCATTATTTTCCGCATTTTCTTCATCATCTGCGTTATTGTCAGGTTCTTCTGTGTCGGTAAGGTCCACATCGTCAAGCTCCGATTTTTCTTCTTCGCCTGCAATGCCCTGTTCTTCCTTAATTCTCTGCACCTCTTCGGCTTTCCAATCCTCCGACTTGCTGTCGCCGTAAAGCTCGTCAACCGAGGTTTCAACTGACATCAAACCGCCCTGTCTTGCTTTTGACACAGTTTCAACCTGACTTTCAAAGCTCGGATTTGCATATTCGCCGAAGTTTACGGATACTTCCAAGCCCTCAACAATACCCTTGCCGTTAAGTTCACCGTCTGCATTGAGTACAACTGCAACAAGGCTTTGAAGTGCGTTCTGCGTAATTTTCACAAGGTTCTGCCTTGTGTAAAGGGTTGTCTTTTCCTTTTCACGCTGAGCGTCTGCATTATCAAGCTTCTTCGTATCAATGCCGAGAGTTGACGGCGATATAATGCCCTGTAAGCAGAGGTCGAGGGCAGTAATGTATGAACTCAAATAGCTTTCGTGCTGAATCTGCGGACTTTCGGTGTAAATCCTGTTGCCGTTGCCGTTTTCAGACATATCGTTGCCCACGGCGATAAATCGGTTGTCAAACGGATTTGGCGATATTGGCTGACAGGTTTCGGGATTTCTCGGAACAAGGCAATCAGGCACATACTGCTTCGTTCGGCAGGCTCTGAGTGCGTCCATCCACTGTGACCACACTTCATCAAGGCTGTCGAAAGCGTCTGTTTTTATGCCGATAATGCCCGCACCTCTGCCCTTGTGGCACGATTTGCCGTAAAGGACAGGTACAGCCCACATATATGATTCGTCAAATGTAACGCCCTTTGAATCAATCCATGAAAGAGCGTCAACCGTGTGCAGGTCAATCTCTTTGCCGTTGTCATCATACAAAGCATAGTGAATATAGCCGTAACCGTATGTTTCTTCAAAGCGGTAACGGCGGTGTTTTTGCGTGTAATCGGTGTAAAACTTAACCTCTCGGATTCTGCCACGCACATATGTAAAGTCGATGTTTTCGGCAGGATACCATTCAACAATCGGAACATCTGATACAGCCGTGTCAAAGCTGACCTTAAAAGCACCGTCACCGACAACACATAGGTCACGGAGCATTTGCTTAACCGTGTCGGACAATTTGTTCTGCTTTTCAATGTCTTCCCAACGCTCTGCATAAGCGGTTGAATTTTTACTTGTAACATCTGTGCCGTTGTAGTCGGCAATTACGATATTCACAAGCGTTTCGCAGATGAGTGCCGGCAAGCCCGTGTGTATTTTACGGATTTCAAGCCCCTTTGTGCTTTTTGCCGCCCAAAACATAGTTTTGTTTGTATCAATCTGCCTGTACAGCTCCGCAAGCTGTCTGCTGTTGCCCCAATACCAAATGCGATTGATAAAGCACTCGGTCAGATGATTGCTTGTTTCGGTGACGGTAATTGTTTTGTCGCTTGCAGGAGTAATCTGCAAAAAGTTTTTAATTCCCGATCTGATAGATTCAGCCATTCTGTTAATCAGCCCCATTTATTTCACTTCCAATAATATTTTTAAACGGCAGCCACGCATATTGACCGCTGTTAATGCAATGGTCGTGACCGTCCTCGGGTGTGTTGTCTTTATCCTCTCGCCAGCTGTAAATTTCAAACTCGGCAATCGTGTTTTTACAATGTTCAAGCACAAAATAACAGTCGGTGGCAAGCCAGCCGAGTACAAGATTGATTCGGTCGATAATCTTCGTTTTCTTCCATGCATTTGCAAAGTCATAGACACAGCCGTGCTGTCGCTTATACTTTTGAAATTCGGTAATAGTCGCTTGGTCGGCACTGTCAATAAAAGCCGTGCGTGCAAAGCCCCATTCATCACGGTTGCGGTCAAGAAAATCAATAAAATTCTTCACCGTGTCACTCGGGGCAATAGGCGTTTGCATTTCAGCGTTGTTATAAACTCTTTCATCAAGCTGAACACACTTGCCGTGATTGGTAATGCCGTAAAATGTCATTGCGATAGTGTCAGGCGACTTCTGCGAATAGGCGGTATCAAGACCTGCGGTGAACTGAACAAAGTGTTCCGACTTGCGGTTACAGTTCAAAAACTTTCCTGCCCACTCTTTTGATTTGATATGTCTTGCCCTCTCAAAATTCGGGAACACAAGACCTGTTGCTCTGCCTCGCAAACCTAAGATTTTATTTTTATAGAGCTTTGTACCTTTCGGTGCAGAGTTCTTTTTCTTTTCAATCTGTTCGGGTGTAAGACTTAAATTATCGGCAAAAGAAAAGAACCAATATCGCCAATTCGGTACAGGTTCTTCGGTAAGCTCCGCCGTAATCTCGGGAGGAACATCGTTTTCATATTTTTTAAAAGGACGGGAGCGATTGACAAACTCCTTATACACAGGCAGGCTCGGATCATCGGGATTCAGCGTTGCAAGCATATAGTCATTACGGGTTGACATCTCTCGGATAAACTCGATATCGGCAGTGTTGATTTCGTCAATATAAACACACCCAAACTGCGCACCGAGTACCATTTCCCATTTATCTCGACTGCTGTAGCCGAGAATATAGATAATTTTGCCCTCAAACTTGATATGCGGGAGCTTGTAGTCCTTGTCGCCGTTGCCACAATAGACAGCGTTGCGGTGCAAGTCGAGAATACCGTTGTCCTGTTGAATTATAGTTTCCTCAGCCTTGCCCGTAGTTTTGGCGGCAATTGCGTGAAGCTTCTTCGGCGACTGCGACACCATTCGCATAAACTTAACGCCTGCTCCGACGGTAGTTTTGCCGGACGCTGTAGTTCCTTCAAGAAATTCAGCCGACACATTTGTTGTGTTGATAAAGTCGATATACTTTTGTGACAACGGGAATTTGTTACTCACTCAGTCCCTCACCACCCAACTGTCTGAACACATCGGATAGCTTTTCGGACTGCTCAACCTTTGCGTCAACCTTAACAGTGTATTCGCCCGTCATCTTGTTGAGCGTGTCAATCGCCCTGATTCTGTCAGAGGTGTCCTGCCCGTCATTCCTTGCAATGTCGGACAAAGCAACCTGTCTGTCCTTTGCACTCATAATGCGCTCATCTTTGAGCTTATCGGAAAGCTCCTTGATGTATTTTGAAACTCCAACATTCTCCAACAATTCATACGCTCTTGCGTTTGCGTAATTTTCTGAATATCCTGCCTGTATCGCACTCTGAACGGTGTTACCGCTCTGCGCATAATATTCCGCAAACTTCCTCTGCCTTGCATTTAATTTGTCTTTCACGGTATCACCTCTCTTTGTCTGAAAATTCTAAAAATAAGCAAAAGAAAAGAGAGTACTAAATGCACTCTCAATTATTATATCTTAATTCGCCCATTCTATCATTTATTTTTGAAAGGGCATTTTTCAACCTTATACGCTCTTCCGGTGTTATAGTTTTATTCTCTTCGCCCTTGCCTACAATTGTTGCTATCTTTTTGTAATATTCCAAAAGTAAATCAACATCTCTTGTGCCGTTTATTAATTTATCTATGTCTTTGCATTGTGAAATCATTATATCTGCAAGTACACGATTACTAACTTGAATATCATTATTTTTTGATTGCTGATTATCTAAAATAACATTTTTTAAACCTGCGATATCTAATAATGAATACGAACCATTTTCATAAGTTTCCTTTATCGCATTAGCAATATCATCTTTTGCCTTAATAACATTTTCATACAATCTATCTCTCTTATAAAAAACAGTATTTATTCCTGCTACGTCAAAAATTTTATCAGTAGCATCGTCCTGTACCAAAACTACTTTTTTGCCATAAGCTTGTCGAATTCCTAATTCATACATAACATTTGGATTTCTTGAACTTAAATCGCAAATTGCCATATCACATTCAATTAAATTTTTCAAAATTTTTTGCATTATCGAATCACATATTTGATTGCTATCTGCTCTTATAGGTTCAAATCCTGCTTTTTGGACAGCAGGAACAATTATCTGTTCGTATATTTTATCAAAATGACCTGTAGGATATTTTGGCTGGTCTGATATAGGCATTATAACAAAACAGGTTTTTGCCTTATTTTCTTCGCTCATATGCAACTCTCCTTAGTTGTAATATATCACTAATCTATCATATTATTTGACACAATTCAACAGATTTTACATTTTTCTGTAAACCGCACAATTAAGAAAGTAATAATTTGTATAAAATAACCGCACACAACACAGACCGCCCTCAAACGAGAGCGGTCTGTGCGATTTTTTATCTTAGGAAAGTTCTACATATGTCCTGTTTGTTGCTTTCTTCAGTTTACATTATATCACCCTGAAACCGAAAAACCGAACAACTTTTACCAATGGTGGCGGTTGCACATAATTCTTATGTTGTCGGGGGTATTGATTCCGCCTGTATCGACTGCAATCTTCGCCCAGCTGTATTTTAAGCCGAGGTGCATAAACAGGCAGTTTTCCACAAAATCGTCCCGTGAGAGGCTGTTCAGTGCCGAGTTTCTGCGGATTTCAAGGTTCTGAATATCACGCTGAATATCTGCAATCTGCACCACCGCATTGCCCACCCTGTCAGATGTCTGACCTGACGGAACAATTCGTTCACCCAGCGTCACCGCCGTGTTGTCCGCCTCAGCCTGAATCCGTGCCATTTTCGCCCTGAGCCGTGAAATCTCTCTGTTAATGTCCTTAATCTCTCTTGCTGTCAATCCGTATCACGCTCCTCCTCGTCAAGCATACCAAGTTCCTGCGCCAACGCAACAACAGCGGTTACAATCAAACGCAAATCCTTACCTTTGATGTTACACATATTAAAGCAAATATCGCCCTCATCGTTATCAAGTTCACAAAAATCAATAACAAGTCCCTTTGTAATCGTCTTGCTTTCATTGTTATCGTAATTAACGGTGATATTTTTAATGTCTTTCACTCTTCTACCTCACTTTCAAGCCAATGTCTTGTGCAGTCAATACAGCTGTTATTGAATCGCTTTTCCATAGGACAGCCAACATACGGTGTGCCGTACGGGCAACTGAAAAAAATCCATACAGCTCCGAGCCATTTTGTCAATTGACATCTGTTTGATTTTTTCAAAGTTTGTCATTGTGTTCACACCTCACCTCAACAATTCATCTGTTGTGATGTTAAATAAATCCGCTACAGCTATTATGGTTTCGATATTAGGCTCAAATTTTCCCTGCTCATAGTAAGATATACTTGTTCTGCTCAAATAGAGCTTTTCGCCCAGTTCATCTTGCGTTAAGCCATTTTCAAGTCTTAACGCTTTTAGCTTTTCGGGAAACGCCATTACTCTTCACCGTCCTCAATAGGCTGATTCCAACATTTTACGCAGTTATGGTCTTTTCTGCAATCATCCAGACTCATCAGCCCTAAGTCATACAAACATGTACCTTTAGGTGTTCCGTCTGTCCTAAGCCGAGCGTTCGGATAGTTCTCCAAAAACTCCGTGAGAAATGTCTTTTGCGGATGCTCATCGCTCCACCGCTGAACAAATTCGATTGCTTTTTCAGGATAATACATTTCAAAAGTTGTACAGCTCATATCTTCAGATGTACCGTTGTTATCACTACACAAAGGACAGTCACTACACTTAGTTTTGCATAATCCATTCTTTGTCCTTTTCGTCATTCTTCGCTTTTCAGCGAAATAATTCTCTGTTTTTGAACAGTCAATCATTTTCTTGACCTCCTAATTTATGTTTAGTCCTTAACGCTTTTAATTTCTCAGGAATGCCGTTTACAACCAATCCTCTCCGTCAAAACTTAATTGCCCAGGCAAAACACCATCCTGCATCCACCAGTGATAAACCTCAAGTCCATTAGCGTGTTGTGTAGCTTTGCCTCTTTGCTTTCTCACTTCAAGCATCTTGTCGAATGCTCTTATATACAAATTTCGGTACTTGGGATATCGTGCAAATTCCGCAAATCTCTTCTTACTTGCCATTGGACAGCCAATGCATCCAACACGGTCAAATCCACAACTGTATAACGGATTAAGATTAATGTGTTCTTGGTTGATGTACTCCCTAACATCACTATCCGACCAATCACAAATAGGGTTGAAGATTATCTTCCCTTGTAACTGACAATGCTCAACTATCTGCCTCTTATCGTCATTGTCATTGTTAAGGACAATTCTATTTGACAGATTAGAAGAATAAGTTTCGATTATTCCCTTCGACCGTCTTTTCGTGCTTTCGGCTCTTCGCACTCCTGTGGCAATAGCACGATTCTTACCGCCTGTTTCTTTCAGAATTGCACAACAATATCTTACTAACCTTGTGGGTGGAATACCTTTTTGCACTATCAGTGACCACATAGATGTCGGCTTGCCCTTGTATCTTGGCATATCAATGTTGCATTTTATGCCTTTAGATTCCAACTCCTTAAATTTATTGCGTATGTGGTAAACTGTTTCGGGAGCATCAGCCGTTGTGTGACTATGTTGAGCTTCAAAGTCTATACCCGATTTAATCGCTAAATCTAAAATAATGTCGCTATCTTTGCCACCTGAGTAACAAAGCATAAGCGGTTTTTTATAATAGCGCTTGCTTATTTCTGCTCCGTCACGCAGTCGCATTATAGCAATCTTTTCAAAGTCCATTATACCTTTCTTCCTTTTGAAGTTGGAAACATTCCGCTTAAATAAAACTTTTTGAAATATTCCCATTTTTCTTTTTCGTACACATCGCTTTCCTTAATCTATCTCTATTTCTGCGTTCAGATAACTGCTGCTGTCGATTTCATCTCTTAATTTCTGCCCGTAATCAATGCCGTTGTTTTTCAGAGCCATAATATTATCAAACTCTTTGTGCATTTTTATTGAGGCATACTCAACATTGTTTTTGTATTCTTCGGTGAACTCTTTTGCACCGCCTTTGATATTTGCAATGTACTTCAAAGCTTCAAGATTCAGCCTATAAAGTCGCTTTGCACCAAAACCAAAATGGTGACTTAACACAACCGAGGCAAGTTCAAGACCGTAGCCGATACCTACATCAAACATTTCACCTCTGATACGGTCGTTATATTGCTTGTTGCGTGCTTTCCAATTACTTTTCATTTATCACAACTCCTATTTAAATTTCTTTTTGTTTAGCTAATATTTGCAGTACACATAATATTAAGAGATTTTTCAGGATTATCCCTATAAAATTTCTGAATCCAATATTTTTCCCGTTCCAGTATATTACAACCAAGAGGAACAATTTCAATGACCTCAAATTGATAATCTGTGATATTCTCTATTGGGAATCTTTCGGTTTTGAGATGTTGCCCCCAGCGAAAAACAGGAGCATACATTGTTTGTCCTATGTAAAATTCACCAGTTGATTTTTTGGATATTTTATATATGTATCCGGATACTTTCTCCGAAAACATATCTTTGGTGATATAAAATTCTTCATCATCGTTAGGTCTTATTTTGTTATGTTCTCTGCTCTCATACACTTGCTTACACTTATGGGAACAAAAGCGTTTTTCAGCATAATCTTCAATTCCGTAAAAATAGTTTCTAACTTCATAATCAGAAAAATATATCGGTTTTCCGTAATATGTCTCAACGGTCGCACCACAACAGTCGCAAGTAAAAGTTACCTTGTTAAAGTATTTTTCTGTTGAATAGCAATGCTCAGCAATAATCACGCAGTACAAATCGCCTGGGCGAAGTTTTCTGGAGTAACGAAAGGAAATGCCACTCCCGTATTCGTCTTTTATGATTTTTTTGAACTTTTCTCGACTTTCACAAATAAGGCAATCCATTACAAGTTCATTATTTTGAGATTTACTTATTGATGAGAATAGGCCAAATTCAAAATCTTTCTCTGCGTTTTTCTTGGCTGTTTTTTCATCTGCGACTTCATAAATTCGATAAACAATTTCTACCAATTACATTCACCTCTTTCTTCCGTAAGTACATATCCAGCCTAACTGCACTTCTTTCACATACGGACATCTTTTGCAGCAATAAACACATATGTACAAACCTTTTTCAGAGTATGGGCATTTCCGTATGCTACACGGATGATATTCGTGTTTACACTTTCGACAAACCTGCAATTTCATAATCAATCACCCAATTGCAGATATTTTTCAATTGTCTGCTTTGCTGATGTACTGCCATAACATACCTTTACGGCGTATCCGCACCGTGAAAGATTCTGCAACCATTTATCCTGATGTTCAGAAGTCTTATTGTTGCCGACTTTAAGCTCAATATATAAGCCGTGATATTTACCTTTTGGCACAGCAAGGCATAAATCCGGAACACCTGCCCTAACTCCTTGCCTTTTAAGATGTGCAGCTTCGGCTTTATCTCTTCTGCCACCATTTGGAACAGCGTACAGCATTGAAAGTTCAGGATGTATTTTCATTTGCACACATTTATCCGCCCATTTAATGAGTTTACATTGCTCCTGTGCTTCAGACATCATTTTCATTTCCTCTCGTAAAACGGTAATTCTTATTTTTATCGGCTTTAATAAAAATTTTCGGATTAGCCATTTCTGAAATTCTACTGCCTAAAGCCTCATCAATCTGCGAAATCTGTTCAAGTGATAATTCAGATGTTATGACAGTCGGCAATCCTTCATTGTATCTGTAATTGATAATCTTAAATGTAGCATTGACATCAGCTGTTGAGACAAAATCGCCCCTGCGAGTTTTAAAGAAATCATCAATGTAAAGAATTTCCGCTTGCTTATATGAATTTATGAGAGCTTCATACACCTCTAAATTACTCGATGCCTGCTTGATTTTGGTAATATCATCCTGCCAAAGCATATATTTAGGTGCTTTGCCTTTTTTGAGTAATGCTCCGACAATAGCCGTACATATATGTGTCTTTCCACAACCGGGCTGACCGCCGAAGAAGAACCAATCAGAGCATTTGTCAATGTACTCATATGCTTTATCTTTCACATATTTCTGCCAATCTGAGGTTGTCTTGTAACTTTCAAAAGTATATCGTTTAAGAAGTTTTTGAAGACCGCTGTTCTGCATTCTGTGAAGTTCATCTCGAATTTTCATACAATCACATTTGCAAGCAACCACATCATATGTAACCTGCCCGAAAGGCGTTTCGCCTGCCTTTACACGGTAAATATAGCCTCGGTTCATACATTTCTCGCACTCATAGCCAATGAGCTTACCGGGTGTTGAGTTAAACACTTTTGCTTCTTGTTCGGCTCTTTCTCTCGGAGTGAGTTCTTTAGAAGACTTTCTCGCCCGTTGGATAATTTCCTCCGCTCGCTGTGGTGACATTATTCTTGACATTATCGCTTGGATTGAATCCATATCCTACACCTCCTCTGTCTTGGACCTTATTAAGCCATTTAGTAATGAACCCTTTAATGCCGGTTCTTGTTTTTCTCCTGCTCGGATTAGCTTCGAGCCACCCCAACATCGAACGCAATTGTTGTTCTACATCAACAGCAGGATACAAAATTTTGTAGTGCTGAACATCAGATTTTGAAACTGAATAATTACTCTTATCGTTCAAAGGTAATGTAATAAAAATATTTTCACCGGCGGTGTCGGCTGCATTTGCAGACGGCATCGCATAATAATTATTTCTATTTACTTTACTTTCCTTTACTTTACTTTTCTTTGTGTCGTTCTCGGAGAGATTATGCTCATTCTCGGAGAGATTATGCTCATTTTCAGGTATAACTATATAAGCCTTTGTTTCTTCCGTTTTCAAAAGCCAATATAATCTATTTATTGTGCGACCTCGCACGGAGCGTTTTTCGATAGCGTACATATATCGTTCTTGCATCATTTTGTTGGTCAGTATGCTCTCCCTATCAAACAGCCCGTTATCAAACAGCCCAATTCGTAAGCAAAGCTTAACTACCTGATTTACCGTATCTGATTTAATTCCACCGCTCATTCGTTTCGCTATCGTGGCAGCACTGGTTTCTTCTCGCCACTCATAATAGTAACCATTTGTTGCATAAGCTTTGGTACAAATCCAAAAAAATACTCCAAAGCCGTCCCAACCCTGTGCATCAATAAGCACATCAAATCTCTCATCATCATCGAACAAGTGAACATCCCAAGCCGCAAAGTCAAGCCCTCGCTTTGGTTGTCCAGCCATTCACTGTATCACCTCTTTCTTTTTGTATTAAGTTTCAGCTTTGTACAAAGATATTCATCAAGCTCTATACCGTAGATTTTGTACTTATCAAACAGCTCTTTTTCGTGCCGATGTGCTTCATCGTGGTGCTTTCTGCAAAGGCATATAGCTTTTAATCCTATATGTACAATCTGTTCCCTATCTCGCCCCATACCAATTCTGTCAACATGATGAACTTCACCTGGTGCATTGCATATTGCACACTTACGATTTTCAAGACAACTGTACAAGTATCTGCCTATATCATCTGTAACATTAAGCAGAGTATCTCTTGTTCCGATATTTTGGTAGAAACAAAAATCTATCAGATAGCTTATGAAATCTCTTGCTACGCTTTTTTCGCAATCAGACAGCGAAAAGTATTCAATGCCAAATTCACCGCAAAAATTAAACTTGAAATATTCTTTAATCCATTCGGGATTATCTCCGCACCAAAATGCTATATCTCTGATGATTGCGTATATTTTTCTTCGCTGTTCGGCAGAAATCGTGCGTCCGTCAACAATTCTGAGTTCAATTTCATGTACTTGTTTCTGTGCAAGTTCTCTGCCGATACGCTCATGCGGTCTTACTATTAAGTTATATCCGTCATAAGATACTATGTTCGCTGATGTAATCATACTAAGTCCTCGTGTTGGTGCATATAAACGAAGAAACTGTTATTACCCATATTTTGATACAACCATTCATCGCACTTTTCTTTGCTCAAATGTGTACGAAGAACTCTATCTTCGTACACATATTGACCTTTCAATCGTTTATCTTTTATTCGATTAAGTAATTCTGTTTTTGAGTAGTTAGCTTCTACAAGATACAAATCGTAGTTCTTAGCTGTTATATGAGCGATTTCCGATGTATCAGTTGCGTATATAACTTTATATATCCCCTGTTGAGTGTTGAAGTGTAACTTCCAGCCGATATTAGGAACATCATGCCGAAGTGGTACTGCTGAAAAAGTAATATTGCTGATTGAGTACCATTTATCCTGAGCGACTATGAAAGAATTGTATTGAAAGGAGGTATCACCTAATAAAAAAAGCTTTTTGCAAAGATAATTGGGGTAAATTATCCGAATACAAGGGTGTTCGGACAGCAGTCGCTTTAGAGTAGCAACATTACAATGGTCTCCGTGTTGATGAGTTAAAAAAACATATTTAACTCGGTCAACCACTTCACACTCAACAAGTTTGCTGAACGGCACTCCGCAGTCAATCAAGACCTGACCGTCAAGAAAGACTGCGTTGCCCTTAGAGCCTGTGCTTATTATCTCTAAATCAATCATTTCATTCTGCAAGATCATCAATAGAGAACTGTTCTTCATCCGGTTCAGATGAAGATGAATTGTAAATTTCAGGTGTTTCAGCAGGAACTTCTGCATCAATCATGGTATCGGTGTCATAATCGGGAGTTCCGTCAGCATTGATAATATGATTATCAGCTTCATATGCTGTCTGCATTTCAACACTCATAACGCCCCATTTGCTGATAAGCTGTCTGAGCATTGTTTTCTTAGCCATCGCATCAAAATCCTTTGCCCAAAATGTATAGCTTGTACCCTTCTTGATATCATTTGCATATCCAGCTGAATACTTCATAGCGTGCTGTTTCATCTTATCCTTACTCCAGTAAAGAGCTTTCTCAAAGCCGTTTACATAGCGAAAATAAGCATAATATCCGATTGTTTCAGCTGTTTCACGCTCTGTTTCATCTTCAGTCATTTTGATTGTAATTTCCTCGGTGAGTGGGTCCCAGTTAAGTAGTTCGCCCTCTTTTACTTCTACAACATTAAGTCTTTTATACTGACCACTACGAATAGCGAGCTGTATGTATCCACGATAGCCAAGAACAAATGTAGCTGTTGTACGCTTATTCTTTCTGTCCTTAAACGGGACCATATAATACTGACCGAGCTGTGGTGACGGAGGAAGTCCGAGAGAGTGACCGCAAAGAGCCGCCGAAAGAATTGTAGCTGCATCGCATTCTTCGAGTGCAGGATTTGTACTCACCACAGATGTGATAGCCGCCGTAAATTTCTGAATTTCCTTCGGGTCTTTCATTGAGTTTGAAAGACTTTTCTGAAAAGCCTGTGTCTGGAGCATTGACGAAAACTTCGGCTTTCTCTGCTGAATCTGATTGTTTTGATTATTATAATTACTCATAGCGTAATCCCCTTTCGTTGATTAACTGCTTAACAGTGAGTGCAAAATCTTTAAGCTGTGATTTTGTACCGTAAACCTTGAATGACAATGACAGAACTTTTTCATCTTGCTGTGGATGTTCTGATATTTCTTCAACCGGAGGAGCAACTTCTTCAGGCACATTTGCAACAAACGGTTCATATTCGTCAAGAGTGTTGCTCACAGCCTGCTCGGCTTTTTCACGCTCTGCTCTTTCGGCTTCTGCCCTTGCTTTTTCTTCTTCAATAGCCTTGTACCTCTCGGTTACGGAAGTTATTGCAACCGATACATTCAAAGACCGCTTATACTCGTACAGGATTTCGTCCTTGTGCTCCTGCGTTGCGATAAGCTTTAAGTCATCCATAATCTTATCAAGGTTAGATTTTATAGTTTCTTTAAGCTTTTTGAGAGATACGCTCATAGTAATGTTTAAACTAACCTGCTCATATGCCACAAAATCAATACCGAGTGATTTTGAATACTCATCAAAATAGCTTTTTGATTTTTCGTACTTTTCCTGTTTAAGACCCTGCTCAATGGTGTCAACCTTACCTTTAAGGGCGGAATCAGCTTTCTTATAAGGCAATGACACGCAATCTTTGTAAACTGTTTCAAAAGCCTCATAAGGTGTTATTATTTCCGATTTAACCGCTTTTCGGCGAGTTTCAAATTTCGCAAATTCCTTATTGAGCGATGAACGCAACTTCTTGATTTCCCTGTAGTTTTCGTCTGTACATATCATTTCGCAGGCAGTGTTTACCTTTTTCTCAATTTCAGATTTAACCAGCTTGAGATTCTCGATGATGATAGGAATCTGAGCTACCTGAATTAAATCGGTTGAATCAGGTTCTGCATCATTAACTGTTGACAGATTTTTTACTTCTTCCATATCAGCAGTTTCAAGCAAATTAACGGGTTCTGTAATTTTGGTCATTTTATGTTACCTCCTTAATCTATTGACCATTCTTCCTCGGTAATGCCGTGAAAAAGTTCGGCACATTCACGAGAACAGAAAATATCATCATTTGTATCTCTGAAATATGTATAATCATATCTGAGTTCTGCGTTGCACGCTCTGCAATGCCCCATTACCAGTACTTGCGGTGCGTTTGGGCACATCGGATTACACGGAGTGCTTCTGCATACTTCGCACATTTTAATATCTCCTAACTATTGATTTTTCGATTCAATATGATATAATGAGCTTGTTTAAATTTCTTTTTGTTTAATCCCGTGTTGCTGTTCCTAAGCAATGCGGGATTTCTCTTTGCCTGCAAGTTGCATTTCAAACAACGCCTTTGATACTCTTTCAGCTCTGAGTTCTTCCCTGATAAGCTGTTCAAGGTAATAATCCTCAAGGCGTTCACCGTTTGCATCACCAAATCGGCTGATAATAACCGCCAACTTGTTCTTAGCGTGTGCCTTAGCAATTTCAAACTCAGATTCAGTGCATATGTATCCGTTTGAGGATATAAAATCAGTGTAATTCAAAATATTTTCCCACCTTTATATTTGATAAACATTTTGCTAAGGTCCGCAAAATGTTCTTTTCATCAAACAACCTTGTAGTCGTTGGCATTTTCAACCCCCACACATTCAAAGCCGATTGTTTCGGATTCAGGTGTTTCAAGGGCTTTGAGCTTGCGTTTTAGCTCTCGGTTTTCGTGTCTATAACCGCTTGACGCTGTTTTTTCGAGTGCAAGGTCTGTTCTTGCGTTTCTCAGTTCAATGCTGAGATGTCTGTTCTCTGCTCTAAGGTTTTCAACATCTTTGAGCAGTTTTCTGCGTGTCGGGTAGTTTCTTAACCACATTTTTAATGCTCCTTTATGTATTGTCTGATTTCTTCCTTATCAAATCGCCAAAGCTTTCCGATTTTGTGGGCAGGGAGAACGCCCTTTTGTGCAAGCCGTGTTGTGTAATCAACATTAAGTGCAAGCAACCGTGCCACATACGGCACATCAATTATCACAGGCACTTCATCCCAGTTGATGATAGGTCTTTCTCTCGGCATATGTACACCTCCTATTTTTCGTTGGTAATTTTGTCTGAAACGATTTCGACTAATTCAACATCAGCAACGCTTGATTCAGCCTATAAGATTTTTGATTCTTTACCTATAGTAGATTTCAAAAATCAAATAGAAGCCACAAACAAATCAAATAACGGTAATCAAAAATTCGATTTACAGAAAGGAGTTGCAAAACTTACTCCTGTTGAAAAAGCGTTCATTGATGTTTGTCTTCGTCCTTTGCCCACTTAATCAGATCCATAATTTGAGCGTCGTGCTTATCAAGGTAGCTGTCTATTGTTTTATACAAATGGGCGGCTACTATTTTTATTGCTAATACTGCTGAAACAAAAGCTGTGCAAAGCATTAGCAGTCCTAAAATTATTATTACTTCCGTCTTTTCTTCACCTCCTTACGCTGTTTTCTGTGAATAAAGCAATGTGTTATTGTTTTAAACGACCTTGTATGGTAATATTAAACGAAGGAGTGGTACATATGCTTGATAAGAAATGCAGAAAGATTGTAAAATGCTGTTTAAAATATTATCCTGACGAAAGAATTATTCAAACAACAGATTTACAAAAACACCTAAATTTCAGCAAGATTGAAATACACTATTGCTGTCAGAGATTGAATGAATTAGGTTTCTTTGATTCATTTCAAACTTCAATAGAAGACACGGTTCATTTTGTTCCGAGTTATAAATTGTTTAATTATAAAGAACACGAAAGAACGAAGATTAAAGAGTTTTTGATAAACTCCGTAGCAATACCCGTCATCGTGTCAACACTATCAAGCATACTAATAACGCTGATAACACTGATGATATCAGGGATACTGCAATAGATGTAAAAATCGGGTGTTTCATTAACCATTCAAGGATAAACACCTTATCTCACCCCCTTAGTTTTGGTTGGGTTGCAAGATTTTTATTAAGTTCACGAACCGTGTACTTAATTTGTAAAAAAAAGTTCCTCAATTGTAGTATTGAGAAATCTCGCTATTCTCAACTTAACCTCATCACGAGGAATTCTCTGACCTGTTTCATACATTGATAATGCGGATAAGCTGATTTTTACTGCATTTGCAAAATCTTCTCTTGAGATATTCTTGCTTTCTCTCAAGGTCTTGATTTTCTTGCCTATTAAAGAAGCGTTCATTTTTAATCACCTCCTTGTTAAGTTCACATATCGTGTACCATTATGTTATCACAAGAATTTATGTTTGTCAACACATTTTGTGAAAAATTTTTCTTGATTTATTTCACAGTTCGTGTTATTATGTAGTAAAGAAAATTTCACAAGGAGTGATTTTATGTTCTCCGATGTACTCAGACAATTAAGGTTAAATGCAAGCCTAAATCAAGAAGAACTCGCTAAGAAATTAGGTTGTTCTAAAAGTGCTATCAGTATGTATGAAAATGGCACAAGGGAACCTAACCTCGAAACATTAGAGGCTATTGCCGACTATTTTAATGTTGATATGAACACACTTACTGATTCAAAAACTTCTGCTGAACTTAATTCAGAACTTCAGGAATACCTTGAAGAACTTAAAAACAGAAGTGAAATGCGTATGCTGTTCAGCCTTGCAAAAGGTGCTACAAAAGAAGATGTTGAAAAAGCTGTTCGTATCATTGAGGCATTGCAAAAGGATGAATGATTATTGGGCGATATTTATATTAGAGGAATCGAACTGCCGCTGACTGTAAAAGGTGTTACTGTTGTGGATTCAGACGGTAATTTCAATGTTTACATAAATATTTTATTAAGTCATGCTGTTCAGCAAAAAGCAACAAAACACGAATTGAAACATATTAAATCAGAACACTTTTATGATTATGAGCCTGTTGTTTATAACGAACTTGAGGCTAATGCAATTTAGATAATCAAAAATCTCAACGCAAAACAATACTTTAATCAAGCAATTTATTAGAAGATAATAAGAAATTTTGCTTGATTTATCAATTTTTTTCAAAAAAATATCTTAAAAATCTTGAAATTATTACTTATAAGTAATATTATACTCATAAGGGGCATAACTATGGATGAGGTGTATTTAGAAAAACAAGTGAATGAAAGATACGGCAACATCAGATTTTCCGCTGATTGCCTTTCTGATATTACTGAAATAATTAACGAATCAGGAAATGAGTTCTCCTTTTTAAAGAAATTTTTGTATGCTCTTAGCATATTAGATGAATATAAGGATACTGCGCCAATAAAGATGTCCAACCTCTTTGAAAGTCTGAAAGGACACAGCAACTTATACTCCATGAAAATAAAATTGAGAATGAACATAAGGATATTATATTCAATAGACAAAAACGGAACAATACTGTTGTATGGCTTTTATGAAAAAGGAGGAAAACGAGTAACGGATTACAACAACGCAATACCAATAGCATTGGAACGATATAAGGAGAGTAAAAAATGAAAAACACAAAAACTATGACTGATTTTATTCAAACCTTTGCCGGCAGTTTATCTAAAGCTCAGATTAAGGCTTCTTACATTATTTCTGACATATCATCAAAAATTACAATTGAAAGATGTAACAGAGATATGACACAGAAAGAATTTGCTAAGTTTATGGGCGTTACACAGGGAATGGTTTCAAAATGGGAAAGCGGTGAATATAATTTTACCGTTGAAAGCATTTGCAACATATTAGAAAAGCTGGATTTGGACTGTAATTTTGAAATTTTTAAAGACAATATAATGGACAATATTCAAGATATTAGTTTTGAATTAGATAAGTCAGATGATTCAAAGTTATCAAAAATTGACTTAAAAAATCCTCAAAATTTATTTCTTTTAGAAATGGCAGGTTAATAATTATGGATATAAGAGATTCATTAGCTACATTACAATTATTAAACACAAGGGTGCCTGAATTAACCATAGAAAATGACTTTGTAACTCTTCCGTCAAAAGAAGAAACAGAAACATCCTTGGAATTAGGAGATGTCGGACACGCTATTGAAAAGCGGGATGATGTTTATATTGGTGTTTTACAACTTAAAATTCATTCTATAACCAAAAGCAAAAATTCTGATAAAAAAATAGAATTTTCAATTGTTGTTGAAGGCATATTTAAGTTTGACAGTGATGACAAAAATTTGTTTGAACAAATGCTGTTTATTAATGGTAATTCATCTCTTTACTCAATAGCTCGTTCACATATAATAAATATTACATCTTTATCTTTGGCATCAGGTCAGATTATATTACCTATGCTTAATTTTGTAAAAATAGCTAAACAGCTCAAACAAGGTGAGGCAAAAGTTTCTGAATAAACTATAAAATAAAAAATCCGCCCTGCTCGACTGGTCCTCGAACAGAGCGGAATCACCTACACAGGGTGCAGATGATACGATTACACGCAAAATAATTGTACCACACTCCCCTGAATTTTTCAAGTTTTGAATATCAGGGGATTTTTGCACCCTTTTTTAAGCAAAAGGAGTGTATAAAATGAAAAAACGCAAAGACGGGCGCTATCAGAAAAACATCTATATCGGACGAGATGAAAACGGTAAACGAAAATACAAATCCGTATGTGGCACATCACGAAAAGAGGTTGAAACGCTTGCCGCCGAATTAAAACAAAAACTCGGCAAAGGCATAGATATCTCATCTGATGATACATACGGATGTTGGAAAAAACGCTGGCTAACGGTTCAGAGGTCACTGCAAACACCACAGCAATACAAAACGCTTGAACGGTATCTCAAACATTTTACAGAGCTTGAACCTTACAAAATTAACAAGCTGACAATTGCCGACTTTCAGGAAATCGTGTTCGACTTAGCCGCTAAGAACCCAACAACAGGCAAACCCACAGCAAAAAAATCGCTGAAGGAGTTCATCGCAACCGCAAGCCGAGTATTTGAGTATGCTATTGAAAACCGAGCTATCGACTTCAACCCACTGAAATATGTCAAAATATCAAAGAATGCGGCAAAGAAAAAAGAACGCAGAGCCTTGTCACCTGAAGAGCAAAAGCTAATAATCAACACTCCGCACAGAGGAAGATTGCCGGCAATGATTATGTTGCTTGCAGGACTGCGAAGAGGTGAATGCCTCGGCTTGCAATGGGCGGATATTGACTTGAAACGCAACAAAATAAATGTTCATCAGACTTTGGTTCTTGACGGAAACAATTCTTACATAAAAGCAGGAGCGAAAACAGAAGCAGGTGTCCGCAAGGTTGATATTCCGACCGTTCTGTCAGACTATCTGAAAAGGCTTGCACCCCACTCCCCATTTGATTATGTAGTCACAACCACCAAAGGCAAACTTATGACAAATTCAGCGTGGCGGAGATTGTGGGAGAGTTACATCAATTGCCTAAACCTCGAAGCATTCAATTCACAGAAAGGCAAAATTGTCGGCATTGCTCCACGCAGTAAATACTGCCCCGACGGTATTCCGCAGGTCATAGAACCGTTTACAGCTCATTGTCTTAGACACACCCACGCAACAAATCTTTTCTATTCGGGCTATGATATTCTCTACATTCAACACCAGTTAGGGCATACCAAACCCGAAACCACCTTGAACATTTACACGCATTTAATGCAAGATGATACTGAAGCACCTGCGAAAAAACTTGATGATTTTCTCAATCGTAAAATAAGCTAAAAAATAAATGCAAGGCAAATGTTAGGCAACTGAACTTGAAAAGTCCGATAAACACTAAGTTTTTCACACATTTATTAAGTGGTTTGGGACCAAGATGCCGCAGGTTCAAGTCCTGTCACCTCGACCAAAAAAAGGTGGTTTTTTAACCGCCTTTTTCTTTTTGCCAAAATTACTTAAAATGCCTTAAAAGTGGCTTAAACACTGGGTTTTTG